AGCACTTGATCCTGATGGCGATACTTTGTGCGTTGTGCCTGGAGCTAATCCATAATTATAAGCCATTTATTTTTTTCTCCTATTTAATTTTAGAGGGTGGAAAAACCGCTAGGTCAGAGCCACCCCCAATTTTGTTTATACTATCTTCAAATAGCAAATACTATCTTCGAATAATAAATGTTACTACACATTCACAAGCCGTAGAAGATGCACCATCTGTAATCATTTCGATAGTACCATCTGATTCAACATTATATAAAGCTGTTGGCTCAGACGTATCTACATCTCCTGCTGCAGACCCAGACTGGGTAATTGTTATTGCAGAGTCAGTCATAGCTACTCCGCCAATTTCCCAAGTCAATGCTGCGTCAGCCGATGTAATCGCATTTTTAATTGAAGTAATAATTTTAATAACCCTTCCACCATCAGGAATAGGAACAAAAGTTGATCCTGCTGTACTAATAGTAGTAATTTTTGCGGTTACAAAATAATCGTTTAATGTTCTCATTATTTATCTCCATCGTTCCGCCCTTAATCCAATCTCAGAGCTTCAATGTTAATATAAATGCAAGGGGAGCAGATTTTTAGATTACTCCCCTTACACTGTTGTTATTATGAAGTAGTTACGTCTGTAACCAATCCACTTGCCGCTTGGTTTTTAGATTCAAGAGTATATTCAACCACTAAGAATCTTTGATCTGCGTCTGCAGTTCTTGCTGGATCCTCTAGTTTGAAATCTCTTAAAAATGGTACTGCCCACATATCCATTTCAAGCAGTAAAACGTCTTGTCCTCTTTTAGCGGAAGTTGAATTAGCTTTTCTAATCCAACGATTCGGAACAACTTTCATCGTTCCAAAATCTGATTCGTAAACATCAATAGAAGTCATTAATCTTCTATCTTCTGCTTTGTCGAATCTAGTTGCTCCGCCTGTAAAGAAAGACAGTTTTTGTTTGTTGAAACCATTAAGCATAATGGTATCAGGGTTTCCGCCGCTATCCCAAGTGGTTTTCAAAGTTGCTCTCAGTAAAGTTTCTGTGAAAGCTCTTTGAGTTCCATCTGATCTAATAGCTCCAGATCCAGCTCCTGATCCGCCAGTTCCAGCAGATACATTAGAGGTCATCCAAGTGACAACTCCTCCTAATGCTCTTGCAGTCGTAGCATCTCCTGTCGCAGCCGCAACATTAGCTAAAAGAGCATTTTCCATATCTCTTTTAAGTTCTTTTGCAGCTTTAGCTACTTGGTACGCTATCTCAGTATTTCTTCCAGCTAAGTTCACAGCGTCATCAGTTCCAGACACTTGACATGCTTTAGAAGAAATTTGAGTGTAGTTTGTTAGCTTGGTAGATGAAGTAAGCGTAGGATATGAAATCGAAGCTCCTTCAACTTTAGCGTTAACAGCAACGGCAGTTAAAGTATCGGTCTGCCATTGATACGATGTATTGGTAGCTTTTGTTTTACCAATACTAGACAAAAAGGGAGTGTCCGTTGGTGATATATTATAAATTATATCAGAAAGGTCCTCTCTTATGCCGGTTGTACTATAAGTTGTTAATACAGCCATTTTTTTTCTCCTTGTTAGTTGTTAAACGTATTTTGACAACAACTCAGCAGCATCTCTAGGATTGCCACTTTGTTGAAGTCGTTTAAATGTTTCCAACCTTGACTGACTCATTTTTTCATCTTTATTTTCTTTAACGCCTGACTTAACCACTTTGGATGGCTTAACTTTCTTGCTGACTAAAGTTGGTTTCAACTTTTGGCCAGATTCGAATGTCATCGCATCCATAATCACATCAAACATTCTGGAATCATAAACCTGGTTAATTTCCTGATCGTTGAAATTTCTACCCAGTAAATAATTTCTCATGTTCGATTTAAGAGTTGTTCCTTTAACAGGATCTCCAAAATCAGGATGCTTTAAGGCAACCTTCTTTTGTTCTTCTCTTAAAATTTCCTGAAACTGGTTATCTTGGTGAGAATGTAGCTTTCTTTGAGCTTGTGCGATTGTTTCTTTTCTTCGCCTTATTTTTCTCTCAAGTTTTGCAGCTTCAGTAGGATCTTCATCAAACAGTTTATCAAGTTCTTTAGAACTTAATTCGCTATTGACTTCGGCATTTAAAGTCATTGTAAGATTATTCAAATCCTCAATCTTGGTTGAATAGTCTTTGGTTAGACGATCTTTGTCAGAACCTAACTGCCTTCTTTCGATAGCTAGTTCTTCCGTCTTTCGTCTATAATCGGCATCTTTTTGATAACCTGCTTTCAGTTCATCAAGATCAACATCAATTTTTTCACCATTGACTATAATTCGGTGTAAATCAGTTTCTTGAGTTTCTTCGGCGTTTTCTTTTTCAGACGCTTCTTGTTTTTCTTCGGCTTCCTTTTCAGGTTGAGCTTCAGATTTTTTTTCTTCAGGTTGAACTTCAGAAGTTTCCTCAGTTTCATCTTTGGTTTTCTTCGGTTCTTCCTTTGCCGCTTCTTTTTGCGGTTCACCAGTTATCTCAGTATTAATTTTACCTTGATCCAGCAAACCCTCAACAGCATTAGCAGCACCTTGCATTGACCTATTGGTCAATAATGGATTTACGTCAGACATATTGTCCTCCTAAGTTAAGCTCCCTAGTGGGTTGGCTTATTTTAACCTGAACGGTTAAAATTTCTTTTCTTGTTGTTGTTTCCGGAAATCGTCTAGCTGTTTTTCCGCCAGTTTTCCGGTTTCAAGAATACTTTTTAAATGTTGCTCTACTTTTCCTACTACATTGTAGGCAATCCAGAGTTTTTCTCTTGTGTCTACTTCTTTAACTCCGGTTTTCTCCAGCAAAGCCTCAGAATAAATTTTTTTAAGAGTATCAACAGACTCTTGAAAAAGTTTATTCTCTAATAATTGTTTCGCTTGAGATGATCGGCTCAGTTCTGTCGTTCTTTTCGCTTGATCTCTGCTGTCCATTTATATTTCTAAACTGTTCGCTAAACATATTAGCACTTTTTTGTGCGGTTTCAAGAATTTTCGTTTTATCAGCCATAATCATTTTATCCAAATCGGCATCGGCCTTAATTTTAGCCGTATCAAGCTGAGTATTATATTTTAAGGAAATATCTTTTATTTTAGCTTCAAAGTCCAACAACATTTCTTGGTTTTGATGTTGTAATTCTTGATATTGAAGTTCCAAATCAGCAACCTTACGTTTATTTTCCGCATCAATCCTAGTAAATTCAATCTTTTCGATTGGAGTTAATGGTGGTGGTTGCGGTGGACCCATCATTTGTTTGCCCATTTCAGGATTAACAAAATAACTTTCAACATTTTTAAGTCCAGCGTTCTCAATAATCTTGGTTAAAGTATTATACATATTCTGTAAAGTAACCATAGGCAATTCCTTGCCTCCCTGTAATTGAAACGCCTGAAGCTGTCTTTCTAAAATATTATTAAGCATAGCATTCTGTTGTTCCTTTGAGCCTGTACCCAAACCAACCACTACGGAAATATTAAAACGATCTCTCCATTCGGTAGGTTTAACCGGAACATACTTGTTATGTATCATAACAACTTTTTCTTTGTCCTGATATTTAACCATTAGTTCAAACATTTTTCTGAATAAATCTTTAACGCCGGTTTCGGCAAAAATCCTAGCGACCAGTTCGGAACGCATCTGAGTTTGCGTCATTAAAGTATTAACACCGGTTGCCGTTTTTGCATTTAAGACATCAGGATCAAGTCCTTGTATTTGTTTTGAAACTCCGGTTCTGCTTTCCCTTACGGAATCCAAATACTCCAATAAAGGAAATGCTTGTTGGGAAATCGGTTGAGTCTGTAATGCCTGAAGCACCTGATTGGGAGCTTGTTTAGTTCTTACTACTCCGCCAGGCCGGATAGTTAAAAGGTCATCCATATTGACCATACCATCCATGATCGCCACTCTGTTGTTGTTGGTTAAATACATATTGTCCAACAGTTGACGCATCACAGTTGATTTCATTAATTGAATATCCTCAACCAGTTCGGCAATGGAACGACCATAAAATCTATGCGGTAAAGGAACTGGAGTTACGCTTACAAACGGCATGGTATCGCATGGCGAATTTTCTAAAATAAAAGAGCCGTCAGTTCCTGCGGTTAAAATTTTTCTTAATTCAGCTATGCCGTCTTTGTCATAATCATAACGGACATAACATTCATAAAGTAAAATTCTTTCGGTGGATTTATCAGTCGGCACTTCGATAGGAAAAGAATCAATGCCTCTTTGTCTGACCATCTGTTCGGTATTGAATATGGAAATCTGAACGCCAGGCAAACGCATTACATCTTCTTCTTCAAACCCCATCTGGATAATTTCCGATCTTGTCATATAAACTCTTTGTGCAACAAAATCGGCTTCATCAATAGTGATTGCCATACGGTCAATTAAAAATTCTTCAGGGGTAATGGATTCAACCTTAATCATTCCATTCTTAATTGTTCTTTTTATTGTGCAATTATATAAAGTAGGATTGGGTAATTGAGATTTAACAATTTCAAGCTGGGCAGGATCAACGATTGTTTCTTCAGCCTGTTGAATAATAAGTTCGTTTTGCCCCTTTACCTTTTCATCAATAATTTCTTCCTTGTCGATAACTTCAATTTCATCATCGGTTTCCATTAAAGCATCATGTTCCGGCTGGGTTAAATTCTTATAGGTTTCATGTTCAACCTTTTTAGTTTCATCGTAATAGACTTTTAAAAATCCATTCTTTTCAATCAACGCATCTTTGAAAAAATTATAAAGTAATTTAAAGCCATCGTTTTCTTTATAAAAAACATGGTTTAAATAAGCTGTTGCCTGGTCGGCCATCGGCACATCTTCCGCCGTTACCGGATCGCAACGCACCACTTTGTCTGAGGAGGTAAAGATTCGCAAAAGGTTAGGCAGCATACTTTCAACAGTATCGCAAACATCGGTACTTACGACCTGCGATCTTCCGTCAATTTCATTGCCTAGCTTGTCGCCCAGGTAATATTCTAATGATTTTTTTCTTCCGGTAGATAATGCTCCGCCCATGTAGCCCAAAGCATTATTAATCTGTTTGCCTATTACAGCTCTTAAATCCGGATCTTCGTATTCTATGATTTTTTTTGCCATGTTAAACTATATATGCAGTATTTACTTTAATAGGTTTTTTCCAGTCTGATCTTTGTATGGGTTCAACGATAGCACCGTATCTAAAACTATCGGCGAAATGTGAAGCCCAATTATGAAGCGGTTTATTTTTAAAACAATTATTCTTTTCATCCCACCTTTTACAATAAGATTTCAAAGCCTCAATTAGTTTATTACAATTTTGTTTATGAATCCAACACTTTGTTAGTAATTGCCTAGATTGTTCAATCCCATCCTCAATGCTTAACTTAGGTGCGATTTCAAATTCCAAACCCATTTCCCTTGCCGTTTCCCAACGGCTTTTATTCGTTCCCAATTCCCTCACCCTTATATCATGAGGGGCGATATGCTTTGAATAAATGTAGGGTTTGCTATCAATAATATTCAAATAATGTTCCAGTCCTTCGCCAGAATTTTCATAGCAGTCTATAAGCCTCACCTCATCCCTCAGCCTTTGGGCAAAAATAATAACTGTGGAGTCATTCATTCC